GGCACTCTATGAGGTGGAACCGGTCGGGCAAGTACCGGTTCACCTCGGCGATTGTCATTTCCCACGGCGTAAACCTCGCGAGGCCGGTCGGGTGGATGCCGAGCCGGATCGGGCCGTACATGTGCCAGTCCCAGTCGCCCGTCGGGAGGGACTCGAGGGAGGTTACATGGATGTAGGGGCGCCCGTCAAAGTTGTTTCGGATGCAACACTCCATTGCGTACCAGGGAAAGTCGTCACGGCTTTAGCTCTCGCTCTCGCAAGGAGCACGGGTCGCACCGGGTCGGCCCAACGCGCGAGATGGCCCCGGAGCCTCTCACTCGCGGTTGACGGTGATGCGGCCGGCGGTAAAGTCCTTGAAGGTGACGTGAAAGACGGACGGGTCGCCTTTTGACGGGTCCTCCTCGGTGAGCTCCCACCCCTCCCCGCTGGTAAAGTCGGTGACGCGACAGTCGATGAACCGGGTGCGGCCCTTGCTCGCCTGGCACAGCGTCACGCTCTTGCCGACCAGCGCCTCGAACCACGCGTCGTACGTGCCAAGCTCCTCGGACAGCTCGTCGCGCTCCTTGGTCAGTGCCACGACAGCCTCGATCGCCTCCATTATACATGTGTGTCGGGTGAGTCTTTTAAGTACCTTTGGTCAGGGTCCCCGGGTGAGTCCCTCCCGCTCGGTCCATGTTTCCAAAATAGTCATGACATGGGAGAACATATGTTTTATATATGTTATATGTTTCCATTAGCCATGACATTTCTGCGCGCAGCCAAAAACGCACCTGACCCCTTCAGACCCCTTGAATTAATTAATTTAATTGAAGGGGTCTAGACCCCTTTGTGGGGACCGTCCATGTTTCCAAAATAGTCATGACATGGGAGAACATATGTTTTATATATGTTATATGTTTCCATTAGCCATGACATTTCTGCGCGCAGCCAAAAACGCACCCCGGACGAGTCCCTCCCGTTAGTGCCGGTACAATTGGCTCCGCCAAAATCCCGGACCCCGGACGAGTCCCTCCCGTTAGTGCCGGTACAATTGGCTCCGCCAAAATCCCGGACCCCGGACGAGTCCCTCCCGTTAGTGCCGGTACAATTGGCAGGGTCCCCCGGACGAGTCCCTCCCGTTTGGGGGACCGTCCATGTTTCCAAAATAGTCATGACATGGGAGAACATATGTTTTATATATGTTATATGTTTCCATTAGCCATGACATTTCTGCGCGCAGCCAAAAACGCACCCCGGACGGGTCCCTCCCGTTTTTTCTTTATTTAGAATATGAACTCTGACCGCGTTCACAGTTATATGAAACAATTCTATAATAAGATGCCCCCCGGCTATACCTTCCATATAAACAGGGGTAACTATATGATGCATAATAGGCCATACACGAGTTACACGCTCAGAATTATGAATAACAAACAAAGACCCGACGAAAAACGCAAAAGAACGGCTGCGAAATTGACGTTTGTGATGAACCACACCAACAATAGTCTGAACGTCAATGCAGGTGAGACGTACATTTATGGGAAGGGCGGGAGAACTGTAATAAACGGAGCGAATTCGTATAAGCGTAAAGGGTTCGGGGCATTCCTACGCGCCATGGCCACTAGGGCCGGGATGATTGCTCAAAAAAGCAAGGGCTACCACACGGGAGCATTCACAAATGCCGACAAACGAATGCCTCCCAGCACGCGCATCCTCCCACCGGGTTGGAATATCGGGCCCGAAGAATCTCACGGTCTATATCGTAAATCAACGTTCAATTTTACAAAGAGCGAAAAGCAGCACGCATTGAATGCGCACATACAAATGATTGTCAATCGCTGGATAAAAGCCTCGCCCCATGGTAGATCAAGCCAATGACCGACCCGATTCTGACACCCGACACGGCCCGGTATACGAGCTTCCCCATTCGGTACCCAGACCTATGGGCCTTGTACAAAAAGGCGATCGGCTCCTTTTGGACCGTCGAGGAGATTGACCTCGCCGCAGACCTCAAAGATTGGGACGCACTGACCGACCCCGAGCGGCACTTTATCAAGATGGTCCTGGCGTTCTTCGCCGCGTCCGACGGCATCGTGTTCGAGAACCTCGACCTCAACTTTACGCACGAGGTGCAGATTCCCGAGGCGCGCTCGTTCTACGCGTACCAGGGGTTCAACGAGTCCATCCACGGCGAGACGTACTCGCTCATGATTGACAAGCTCGTGAAGGACCCGGTCGAGAAGGCGTCCCTGTTTCGCGCGGTCGAGAACGTACCGGCCGTAGCGCAAAAGGCGCAGTGGGCCCTGGACTGGTTCGACCAGAAGCACAGCTTTGCGACGCGCCTCGTCGCCTTTGCGTGCGTCGAGGGCATCTTCTTCTCGGGGTCCTTCTGCGCCATCTATTGGCTCAAGAAGCGAGGGCTCATGCCCGGCCTGTCCTTCTCGAACGAGCTCATCTCGCGCGACGAGGGGCTCCACCAAGAGTTTGCCGTGACGCTGTTTCGCCACCTACAAGAAAAGCCGTCGCACGACGTCATCCGCGGCATCGTCGCGTCGGCCGTGGCGATCGAAAAGGAGTTCATCACCGAGGCGCTGCCGTGTCGTCTCATCGGCATGGATGCCGGTCAGATGAAGCAGTACATAGAGTTTGTCGCCGAGCGGCTCTTGTCGCAGCTCGGGCTGGAGGCGATCGGCCCGAGGGCCGAAAACCCCTTTGACTTTATGGAGACGATAAGCCTCGAGGGCAAGACGAACTTTTTCGAGAAGCGTGTCGGGGACTACTCGAAGCACATGGTGGCCGAGGGTGACGGCGTGCGCTTCGACGAAGAGTTTTAGGCGCGGAGCTTCATGAGCGCAAACACCAGAACCATGAAAATGACCGCGTGGAGGAAGAGGCCGCCGGCCTGGGGGCACCCGCCCTCGGCCGCGACCCACTTGCCGAAGATGCTCCGGGTGAGCTTGAACGTCTCGGGGTTGGCAACCACGAAGAACAGGAGCGCCGAAAACACCGAGTACTTCATCTTCACGGCGCTGCTCTTCTTCATGCCGCCGCAGCCGCACCCACAATCCTTGGACGCGTCGAGGCCGGCGACACGACCCTCTTTGGCGCAGCCGCACATGTGTTTACTGTTGGTTTCGGTTTTTATTTTGATTCGTTAGGGTCCTCTCGAACTGCCTCATCGCCACACCAAATGCGGAATTTGTGTTCGGTGGGTCATAAGTAAAACTCGTGCCATTTAAAAGGCCAAGAAAGGTGCCAGAAATCGGGCTTTTGTTTATAGCTTCCTGGACAATACCCTTGACTTCATTGTCGGTATTTTTTAAGTTCCTTAAGGCTATGAGCTCAACGTTTGAATATCTTTTGCGTAGTAATTTGACGATATTGGCCCGCGGCGCAGTCTTAATAAAGCCCCTAAAATCAGCCCGTACTTTATTCACACTCGGTTCGTGATGACGCAAGTAATTTTCCGTATATTGTTCGCGGTTCATACTCCGGTTCCTAAAGTTTCGCATGCCGACGAGCTTCACGTTGGAGGCGCGGGGCGGTGCATTCACCGCCTTGTTATTGAGTTTCGGCACTTTATTCAATGCATTCAGCACCTTGTCGGCTGCACCCTTGGTGCGCCGAGCCCTGAAATTGAGTATGGCCTTGGCGAGTTCGGCGTGATTGGTCAAGCGGCTCGGAACATTTGTGAGCCTCACATTCTTGAGCGACTTGAGCAGATAAGCCGATGCCTCTATGCTGTCTCGGTTTTTTGCGTACGCCTTGAGCGCATCGTTGACGCGCTGCACCATGATGATATGCACGAAAAAAAACCCATTAAAGGTGAGCCCGCTTACCATAGTATAAGCAGCAATGGCCTCCATCGTTCGCAAGTTTGCTGACTTCAAGCCTTCGGACATCAAGTTTGGCGACGTCTCCAAGAACAAGAATGGCGGCAAGGTGGTCTACCTGAGCCACGTCGACGGCGGCAACCTGTGGTACCAGCTGCCGGTCATGCGCGCGCCGTTCGGCCTCGGCACCAACACCGACAAGGACTCGGGCGTGTTGAAGGGGTACTCGCTGCCTCTGACGGCCGACGACGAGCTCGTCTCCTCCAAGATTGGCGAGATGGAGGCGTTCATCTGCCAGTTTCTCACGTCTCACTCGGAGGAGATTTGGGGGAAGCAAAAGTCGCTCGAGGGCATCACCGAAAACTACAACTCGGTCATCAAGATGCCCAAGGACCCCAAGTACAAGCCGAACCTGAACCTGAAGGTGGATGTCGACCGCAACATCAAAATCACGACCGAGGCGTGGGACGGCAAGCCGCTCGCGCGCGTGCCGCTCGAGTCGCTGGCCAAGGGGCAGAGCGTCACCGCGATTGTCGAGATTAACCAGCTGTACTTCATCGGCAGCGCGATGTATGGTGCGAGCATCCGCGTGAAGCAGGTGAAGTTTGCCGTGCTGAACAGCCTCAAGAGCTGTGCGTTCATCACCGACGCGGCTGAGGACGAGGACGAGGACGAGGACGAGGACGAGGTTGACGTCCCCGAGGATGAGTAGTAGTTTTTTTCGCGCGCCACAGTATGAATATGAATACAAACTGGATATCAAAAGGACTCTTTGGCACACATGTCAATAAGGCGACCAAGTTGAAGTACGCCACGTACGGCTCTTGGAAAGTAAACCTGCCACAGCCGATGAACATAAAAACCAAAAGCAAAGTGGGTCTGGTCAAGAACTATCTGCGCCTCACTCGCGGGTGTCACACGCGCACCCATCTCTACCATCGCATCAACGCCAATGGCAAACTCGGCTTTCAGCACGCGCCGCCCGGTAGGGGGAACGTCAACCTCGTGAACCGCAATCCGTATAACGGGGGGGTGCGGCGAAACATGGCAAGACTTGACGGGGGCAGGCAGGGTGTTGTCTACATAGCTTCGTTTGAACCGACTGCGCCCAAAGCCTCTCTCTTTGTCTTGAAGGTGTGCCCGTTTGACCCGAGCAGGGGGAGCAAGAAGCAAATGGCCGAGATAGAGTACGATATCCAAGTGAAGCTGTACGATACGGTAAAGTCGTTCATTCCGAAGCCCATGGGGTTTTTTAAATGCAAAAACTTTGTCGCCAACGACGAACACTTTGTCCCCAACAAGAACAGGAATGCATCGTTCGACTACTCGATGCAGAGCGTTCAAATGTCCGAGTTTTGCCCGAATGGGACGCTGCTTCAGTACTTGAAGACGATGGGGCCGCGCATCACGGACACGGTCCTGCGTGACATCATCAAGAATGTCCTTCTCGGACTGTATAAAATTCGCCAAAAGTACCCCGAGTTCAGACACAACGACCTCCACCTCGCGAACGTACTCTTGAAGGAGAGGCTTGGGGTTGTGATTAACGATTTCGGATGGTCCCGCCTGACCAAAGGAGCGGCCGAGACGTACTCAAAGAACCACGAGAGCCAATACGGGATCGGACCCGACACGGACGAGCGCTACGACCACCACATGCTTCTGGCGGACCTCCTAGTCTACATTACGAGCACCAGCCTCAAGGTGCCGCACACGCTCGAATTCCTCAAAACTGTGATTCCGGAAGGGTACCGCGGGGAGACTGACACCATGACCAGGAAGCGCCGCCTTCGTTACGGCATGAACCACAGCGGCATTCTGACCGTCGCCAAGATGCTCGAACAACCATATTTTAAAAGCACCTTCCCGACACCTTCCCCGAACCGGGTCTCCCCTCCGAGACCCGCCCCGACCCCCATGGTGCTTCCTCCCAGGCTCGCCACCGCCGTGCGGAGGTTCACCAGCGCCAACCTGCTCGTATTCCCCAAAAAGAATGTCATGAAGCTCGCCAAGAATGACCGGGCCCGGTTCCTGCAGCTGCACCCCGCAAAGGGCAAGCGTCCAGTCTTCATGACGATCAAGAAGACGAGAGTAAAGACGCCGCTGCGCCAGGTCAACCAACCCAAGTCGGCGAGCATCTCCCCGAGGTACCTGCGTGGCGAGGAGTACCGCGCCCTCGTGAACAACTTGCGCCGAGCGAACAACCTGCGCCGAAGCAATGGTGGGCTCATGTCGACGCCGGACGGGCAGGCGCTCGCGCTACGCAAGATCAAGAAGCGCATCGCAAAGCAGAAGATTGTGTACATGCCCGGACGCAAGGATGTTGTGAAAGCGGCGGCCGGTGTCAAGATCCGTGGACCGAAGGGTCAGATGACTTTGGTCAGTAACCTACCGGCAAACTACCTCAAGATGTTCACGTCGCGGCTCAAGCTCCCCAACATGTCCAACAAGTCCAAGAGTGTGATTGGCGCGGCTATTTTATCTCACGTATATCCTAAGAAATGAACACACAACTTGCGGTTGTGTGCATTGCACTCGCGGTCATGATCTTCATGGTCTACTGTCTGCCGCAGTGCCGTGAGCCGCGGCCAGCCGCGCGTGCAATGGCGGCGCCACCGGCGGCACAGGCGGTCACAGTGTATGGGTCCAAGACGTGTCCTTGGTGTGTGAAGCAGGAAGAGTACCTCACAGTCAAAGGTGTCGCGTACGACTTTGTCGATTGTGCCGGCGGCGTGTGCCCGGATTTTGTCAAGGGCTTCCCGACCCTAGTGGTGGATGGGGAGGTCAAAGAGGGCTACACCGAGCTCTAGTCTAGAGCTTGAAGAGTGCAATGCCCAGCGAGAGAAGAAAAGTCTGAGTCAGGGTGTCGACCGGGCGAAGCACCGTGATGTACTTTACGAGCGTGCTGTTCCACAGGAAGCGCATGAAGAAGGTCATGATGACCACGAATGCGGAGAAAATGACCACATTCTTGACCATCTCGGCTGAGTTGCGCGACTGCAGGATGTCCTTCATTTTATAGTATCGACCAACAAAAAACTTTGCAGATGTTATGGTGAAAGTCACACGGCCTCGGCGCGCGCCGCCTGTGCGTCCGCCGACGCGCCGAAAGAAGCAGGTTGTGCCGAGGGGTTTGCCGTTATCAGGTGCGGAGCCCGAGTACTCGTGGGACCCGTGGGGTACGACCGGCCGTACACACGACAATTGTTATGACTATGCATTCGGCAGCTTCTCGGCAAACCGACTGGTGAAGAGCGCACCCGGAGATCACAACACCAAACACCCACACAATAATTTAGACTACAAAAAGTGTGATGGAATAGCAAAACTCGTCGTCGGGGACAACCCGACCACAGTCTACCGCATGAAAAATCCGAATGAACGGTGCCGCCCCGGATACTACAAAGTGATGTGCTTTGTGGCACCCTCGAATGACTACGGTGAGCCGTATGGCGATTTCCACTGGTACCGCCAAAACTCCTCGATCCGGTACCGGATCCGTGGCGGGGATACGCTGAGAGGGCTCGCCAAGTTCTTCAAGGTGAAGCCTGAAGTAATCACGGCGGCGCTCTTAAAGAAGACAGCGCCGCTATCGAACACGAACGGGCTCATTTCGAACAGCCGTGGCAACTTTGCCGTGCTCAACCGGAACAACGAGAGTCGACCGAACACGAATATCCTGAGCTCTTTGCCGCCCGGAGTGATCATCCGCATACCCGTGAACCTGTGGAGCCACAAGCAGGGGTGGGCCACGGGGCCGCTCCTCGTCGACGCGCGCGGCAAGACGATTGTCGACCCACGCAAGGCGGATCGCTCGTACAAGCCCGGGTTCCATTACACCACGTTTTGCTCGGCCTATGGCGTCAAGCGCGGGATGGTCAAGACGGGCAGCTGAAGCGTCAACAGCTCCTCCCTCAAGTCCTCCGTCTCCTCGACGTCAAAGTGGATGTCGGCCAGGAATGTCACCGAGCTCGGCCGAAAGTTCAACCCAAACCCCTCCATGATCTGTTGGATGTTGGTCGGTGCAAAATCCTCAAACGCAGTCGCGCCGTCGGTCACGCGTTGGATGATCAAGCGACACCGGTACGTGGGCATGTCAAACGGCTCTCGGCACATCGGACACGTAAACCCAGCCGGGCAGCTTCGTTTCCAGCGCTCGATGCACCTCGTGTGGAACGTGTGCCCGCACGGCAGCTGCCGGGTGCCGCGGAGGAGCGGGACGAAGCAGATCGAGCACGTCGGTCCGCCGTGAATGTGACACGTGGCTCCGGCCGCGGCGCGGTTCCGACACGTGCCCCCGGCCTGCGTCGTGGCGCCGCAGAGCCCGTCTTCCATTACTTGGAGGGGCGTACTATATTTTGAATCGCGAAGCGCGCTAAGATATCCCGGTGAACCTCATCGATCGACCGGTTCGCATCGATGACGTGCACCTGGCACGGCAAGCCGCCGCCGCCGAGCATCTCGCCGTAGAGCACGTCGAGCTCGCGGAGGTATTCGAGGCTCACGCCAAAGTCTCCCGTTTGGCCACGCGCCCGCACGTGCTCGTGCGCCGTCTCCGGGTCCTTCTTCAGGAAGATGTAGACATCCGGGTGCCACAGGTACCGCTCGGCTTGGCGATGGTACAAGTCCGACACGATTTGCTCGGGGTAGACGTGCTTCGCCATGTGGCGCCAGAACACGTCGCGCGTGCTGTAGATGCACCGTTCGTATACGACCGTCTCGGGGCCCGGCAGGGGTTGCAGGGTCTCGAGAATCGCCATCTGTAGGATGTAGCCCCACGTGCGCGGGTCCTTGTAAAACTGCTCGAGCGGCCACTCGCAGATGGGCTCGCGCTTGACGAGCCACCCGCTTCGCTCGAGGAGGTCGAGCTGGGTCGTCTTCCCGGACCCTATATTCCCGTCAATCACCACCTTCATTTTGAAGTGGTAGCGTCCCTACCTTTTAGACCCGCACGCGGCGTCGCGCAGCGGCAGGTTGATCGCGTCGGGTCCCTTTGCCTGTAGGAAGCGGCGGTATGCGTAGTTGTCCTCGGGGGTTATGCCCTGTTGGGCCATGATGGACTCGTTCATGAGACGGTTCGAGTCGAAGGATGTAATGCAACGGCCATCAGCCATGCCTATGCGCTCAGACATTTGTATAATAGAGACACACATATTATTTAGACCCACGAGGCGACGCCGCGCGCCACGAGCACCGGCACGAGGTCCGCCACCTTGTAGCCGAGGATGACGTCGAAGGTGTCGCATACGGGCGACAGCCCCAGGATAATCTTGGGGCCCGACAGCTGCTCGTTCAGAATCTTGTACGCAAACGCAATCTCCTTGAGCGTCTGCGCGCCGGTCACGATGATCTTGCCGGTCGAGAAGATGCTGGCGGTCACCTGCTTCATGTCCGGGCCGGGCGCAAACTTGATCTTGACGGCCGAGTAGCGCTCGGGGGTGAAGGTCACCTTGAACGCCGGGTCCTTGCTGAGGTGCGCGATGATGTTGTTCAGGTTCACGCCCGCGTTGAGCGAGAAGTTCGTGTTGATCATCTTGACGCTGATGGATGCGAGCGGGATGTCCTCGGTCGCAGCCATGAACTCGCGCAGGATGAGCGAGAGCTGCGTCACCACGCGCTCGCAGTCGAAGAGGTCTGAGCATCCCGCCACGTGGATGGAGCCGTTCGGGAACAACTTGACGCTCTTGTTCGTGTTGGCGTCGCGGTAGCCGAGCGTCACCTGGTTGTAGAATGCGGCGTTCCGGATGGACCACACGAAGTTGCCAATCTTGCAACTCTTGCCGTCGGCAAACGCCTCGCGAATCTTGGGAATGTCAATCTCGGACTGCGCCTTGGCGCACATGGTGATGGTGGTGATGCGCACGAGCGAGGAGCGCGGGTGCGCCTCATGGATGGCGGCCAAGGTGCGGATATAGGAGAGGCTGTCCATGGCCATGGAGTGGGAGGGGGGAAGTTTTTGTGTGCAAGTTTTGGGGCGTCGGGCTTTAAGTGGTCTGTACAGAACCTATTTTTTTTCGGGGAACCGCTTCGCTTTATTAGTACCAAGTGCCAAAGCTTTAACCTTCGCCTCGAGATTGTTCTTCGTCGTGCCGAACACCTGGACACTGGCGATTTTCTCGAGTTTCCCCTTTGGTATCGCCTTCATAAGCATGCTTATGACTTCGGGACGAGGGATGGGTGTCAGCGGGGGGGCGTTCACGTTCGCGACCGGAGCCGCCTTCGTGCCCTTCTTCATCATACCCTTGGCGGACACCTTTTTCTTCTTGGCGGACACCTTTTTCTTCTTGGCGGACACCTTTTTGTTCCGTGACGTGGGCGTGACACTCGCGATGGTCGCCATGCCGTTCATGACGCGTGCGGCATTCTGCGGACCACCGAGAGCGCTGACTGCGTTCATGGCCGCGACCGGTATGTTCGGGTTGTACATCTTTGCAACCTCGACATTGCCACCGGCTTGTGTCACGGCGTCCGCCGCGAGCGCGACAGCGTTCGATCCGCCACCGAGCATCAACGTATTCGACGCGGGCACAGGGCCGCCGACCGAGTTGATTGCGGTTTGCTGGTTCTGTGGGAGCATGCCCATGTTGACCATCGGAGGACTATTCGGCATGGGTCTATAACTTGACCCCGAGGGTGTGCGCGGCGTGGCGCTGCCGCCGCCAAAGAATTCCTCTTCCTCGTACCGTCTTCCTCCGCCACGCGACGAAGATGGAAATCGGCGGTACATGTTCCTCTCCTCCTGCTCGTTGCGCCGACGCTCTTGCTCGTTGCGCCGACGCTTGCGCCGATTCTCCTCGTCGCGAATCCGCCGATTCTCGTTGTTGCGTTTGCGGCGCAGGTTTTCCTCGGACATGGCAGCACCGCCAATCATGCTACCACCATTCTTCTTGGGGATCCGCCGGAACACAGCCTCGAACTCCTTGTTGATATTCAGGTTGCCCTTGAGGTTTCCAAGCATACTATGTGACAACTTGAGGTTTCTCTGGAAGGCCCGTAGGCGCTCACCGGCGACCTGCGCGTTTCCCGTAGATGCCAATCGAATCTCCGACTTGATAGCATCGATAATCCGGTCATATTTCGGGTGTTTTTTCGGCACGGTGGCGCGAAGTTTGCGCCACGCCCCCCCACGGGCTGAAAATTCATATCCGGGGATGGCGGAGAGATGCTCCTCAATGGCGCTGCTTATGCGAGCTTCGAGCATACCCTTCTGGTTTTGCGTGAGGTTTGACTTTTTGCTCAGTGCTATCAGTTGGCTCAAGGTTTGAGTTGTGTAGTTGTTCACGTTGGCAGGCTTGGCGGCCGCAGGGGTGGCAGATGCACCGGTGGTTGCGTTGGCAGCCGTGCCAGCAGGCTTGGCGGCCGTGCCGTTGGTTGCGTTGGCAGCCGCGCCAGCAGGCTTGGCAGCCGTGCCGTTGGTTGCGTTGGCAGCCGCGCCAGCAGGCTTGGCAGCCGTGCGGGTGTTTGTGTTCGCAGGCTTGGCAGCCGCGCCAGCAGGGTTGGCAGCCGTGCGGGTGTTTGTGTTGGCAGCCGTGCGGTTGGTTGAGTTGGCGGCCGTGCGGTTGGTTGAGTTGGCGGCCGCGCCGGTGCCGAACCATTTCGGTAGCGTGAATGTGAATGGGGTGGTAGTCCTACGAGGCACGCCTCGTTTCAAACTTTTGGCGAGGGACCGGTTTAATGGTCTTCTCCGACTTCTCGGATTGGGTGATGCACCGGATGCAGCCGCAGCTCTCAAGAGGTTGTCTAGGTTTGCTCCTTGATTCTTGACCGCCACATTAGCTTTCTTTAACACCTTACTCGCATTGGCTCTCGATACGGTCCCGGATGCGGCCCCTGCCGCTGCCTTCACCGCCGCTGCCGTTGCCGCCGCTGCCTTCGTCGCGGCGAGATTTTCTTCTGCTTTCTTTATGTATTCTTGCATGCGGGCATTGCCCAAATCGAAGTTCGATAGTGTTCCCTGTGAATTTGTTTTAATCCCCATCAATTTAGCCACGGCTAAATTCGGGTTTTCATGGCCGCTTCGGACCCCCCCGGGGGTTTTCAGTGCACCCCAGAGTTTCAGGAGCCGCCCCTTGTCCGACGCAGCATAAGCACTCGCCCGAGCCGCGTTGTTGTTCCGATTCTCTATTGTTGGGTTCGGTATGCTTGTTAAAAATGTTGAATATGATGGCCCAAGTTTTTTCACGACCGCATTAGTTATAAGCTTTCTCTCTGCACTCTTGGGCTCGAAATGTGCCAATAAGGCTGCCACCTTGGGCATTTGTACCTCGAACGTATCGAACTTCAATGCTTCGCTCACTTGTTGATTTTTTGTAGGGTCATTTAAAGCCTTTAAGATCGCGGATCGTCGGTCGTCCATGTGATTTGGCGAGATAAAAAAATGAGTTCTGTATAGACCATAGCAAGTGCCCCCCGACATGGCAACCATATCAACCATGCTCAAGACTCGCCTCATCTCGCCGTATCAGCACGACGGGGTGAAGTGGCTGCTGGCACGCGAACTTTCCAAGGAGCACCCCGGCGGCTTCCTGTGCGACGAGATGGGCCTCGGCAAGACCGTCCAGCTCATCGCAACATGCCTCGCCAACCCCAAGCCGCGCACGCTCGTCATCACCCCCAAGAGCATCATGGGCCAGTGGGCGTCTGAGCTCGCCCGCTTCGCGCCGAGCTTGAACGTGGTGCCCTTCAACGGCCCGCCGACGTTCGACATGACCAAGTGCAACGTGGTCATCGCGCCGTACTCGATGATCGCCGGCCGCACGCTCGTGAAAGGCGCACCCATACCCAAGGGCCCTCTCCACAAGTTCAAGTGGGACCGCATCATCCTTGACGAGGGTCACGAAATCCGCAACCAGAAGAGCAAGATGCACCAGGGCGTCAAGATGCTCAACGCGGACATCCGGTGGGTCGTCACCGGCACGCCCGTCTTCAACTCCATCAAGGACTTTATCGCGCTGTGCAGCTTTGTCGGCATTGACCAGCGGTCGGTGCAGGCGCACGCCGCCTCCATCCGCGCGCGCTTCGTCATGCGCCGCACCAAGGCGGACGTCTGCGAGTTCAACGCACGCCTCGCGCTGCCGCCGTGCGACTTTGAGAATGTCGAGCTCACCATGTACGACGAGGAGGCGGCGCTGTACCGCCACGTCTACGAGACGAGCCGCGAAAGCGTGCGCAAGCTGCTCGAGTCGGCCGCCGCGGCGGGCTTCAAGACCATGGCGGTCCTCGAGGCGCTGCTTCGCATCCGCCAGTGCATGATCTGGCCGCAACTCTACCACGACGGCGTCGCGCGCAAGAACAAGGAGGCGCCCGAGGTTTACACCGGCCGCTCGAAGAAGATGGAGTACCTAGTTGACTCCATCTTGGAGCACCCGCGCGAAAAGTCGCTCATCTTCGGCCAGTTTATCGGCGAGATGAACCTGATTCAGAGTTTGCTCGAGGCCAAGGGCATGCGCATCTTCCGCATCGACGGCTCGGTGGCGAAGGACGCGCGCGACGACGCCATCACGGGGTTCAAGGCGGCGGCGCCGGGCGCGGTGTTCCTCATCCAAATCAAGGCGGGTGGCGTGGGGCTCAACCTGCAAGAGGCGACGCGCGTGTACATCACGTCGCCGGCGTGGAACCCCGCCACCGAGCTGCAGGCGATCGGGCGGTCGCACCGCACCGGCCAGGTTTACAAGGTGTGGGTGAAGAAGCTGATGTACGAGGGCGAGGACGACATGCCGAGCGTGGAGCAGAGCATCATGCAGCTGCAGGGGCACAAGGCGCTCGTGTGCGCCGAGGTGCTTCAGGACCAGCGCCTGCTCGCACAGGTGCCCACCGAGCCGAAGAACCCGAAGGCGTCCATTCAGGCGTTCAAGCACATTTTTAATCTGAACGTGTAATAAATGCAAGCCACTGTCGGGTCACGCGCACAAGTCCTGCACGGCACCGCCCACCACACCGAGGGCGGCCTTGTCAAAAAGGACCTGAAGCTCCACAAAAAGTCTGGTGAGATTGTGTCGCGCGAAAAGTCCACCGCCGAGAAGAAGAACCCGTGGATTCAGGCTGTCCAGAAGGCGAAAAAGGCGCTCAAGATGAAGAAGAAGGACTTTGTGCTCGTGACCAAGGGGTCGGTCCTCTACGAAAAGGCGATGGAGATTTATAGAAAGTGATTTATTTTCGTGTGTTATATGACTATGAAGTCTCGCCCGCGCCGTCCGTCCGCCAAGCCCTCGTTCAAAAAGAGCAGTGTCAAGCCCTCGTTCAAAAAGAGATTTATCAAGTCAAACCCAGGCAAGCTAATGCTCACAAACCTTCGCAAAATCCTGGGCTTCCCAACTAAAAGTCGCTCTTAGAGAGTAAGGATGAGTAGTCGTCGCAACGGCGACACGGATCTGCTGGCGAAGGCCAAGGCTCGCTACAGCGCAGCCAATAAGGAGATGCAACGGATGCAGGCCGAGCTGGATAAGAGCGCGCGGCTGCTTCGCGCGTGCAAGGCGGCTTCAGGTAGGGCCAACATGCGCGGTGGCACTCAGCCCTACCCGAACAAGACGCGCACGCCATGGCTCAACCGCAACATGCGGCGGTACTACACGAACCGGAACGGGTCTTTCCTCCTATGGGGGATCAAGCGCGCCGGCAAGTTTAATGTGGCGACGGGGCCCTTCCAACCCGTCTACCGGAACGACAATCGCATGATCATTCGCATGGCGTCGTCGTCGCGTCAGAACGGCGGCGGCTCAGCATGGTCACCTGCCAAGTCGACACGCCGCGCGGCACCGGTTCGGTACATCAACATATGAGATTAATTTCGGTGCTTATTACAATGCTCAGGATCGCCCCGGGCGCTCTAGGCCTAGGCTACATGGTGAACCCGGCGAACGGCTATCTGATCAAAAAGCCGGCACTACGCAGCCGCCGCGCTCTCATGCTCAGGGCCCGTCGCCTCGGCATGATGCGTCGCAGGCCGGTGCGTCGCACGCCTGCACAATCAGCAGCGCGCAAGCTGTCCGCGTCGGTTAATCATCGAGGAAACAGCATTCGCCGCTCGTAGGAGGAGGAGCGCCTAGGTCACCAAAGAACATGAGTTGAGTGCACTTCACCACGAGCCCGTGGCAGTCGTTGAAGAAGTACCGCCCATCCACCTCAATCTGGCACGAAACCTCGTTGTTTCGGAACAAGCCCTCTTCAATCGAAGGAAACTTGATTTCTTTCGATTGATTGAAGATGTTCGTCCGGTCATCCAACTTTACCCGCAGGCCGCCGTTGACCATGTTGGACCGAAAGGGTTCGAGCGTGCACAGCCGCGCCTCGAGCTCGGCCCACCACTTTACAAAGTCGGTCGCGGCCCCCATGTCCACCGTCAAGCTCTTGTATGCATTTGCACCGTACAGACACAACCCGCGCGGAATCTGAAACTTGAACGGCGCGCCCGCGTAGGTGAACTTTACGCGCTCGCGGATGACATTCATCTCCACGAGAGACACGTCAACCTCGGACCACTTCATTCTACTACTAGCTCAACTCGTCATACTTTTAAGCCTCAGGCACCGCATCGGGTTCCACGGCAGGCGCGACGAAAGGTTTGAAAACTCGTCTATAGTGTAATCGTCGCCCATGGAGCGGTTGCACTTGAAGCAAATGGGGCGGAGGTTGCTGATGTCATTCGAACCCCCCTTGCTCTCCGGGATGTTGTGGCCAACCTCAAAGTTGAACGGGGTCATCACGTTCTCGCACCACGACACGAGACACTTGCGCTTAAAGTAATAGTCACCACAGACTGCGATCCAGACTTGCTCACGCATCGCCCCCGGGATGCGCATCTTGGGCGCCATTGGTCATTCAAGTGATTAAAACTTTAAGGTCTGTCGCCCAAGTCGCGCGTGTCGGCGTGCACGTGACGCCGCCCGTGTCCGCGAACGTGTCACACGTATAGGGTTGCCCGTACAGGTTGAAGATGAGGAGGCCGTCACACTCGATGTCAAGCGCCACCGGGTGGCACCGCGTGTGAAACCCGGGTTGGTGGAAATTAAAGAGGGTCCCGGATTCGGAGCGGTACACGATGCCGTCGTGCGGCCGCCACACCGGCACGCCCGAGGTGTCGACGCGACCGGGCGGGACGCTCAGTGCGAGACGCGTGTCTATGTCACAGTGGCGGAGGATGCGAGGTGCGATATCATTCATACGACACTGAGTGCGCTAGTCTTTACGCCGAGCACGCCGCACAGTCTGCATTGTCCCGCGAGCACGCGAGCACCGGCACGGTCACCTGCTGCGCCTTGGCCTTGGCGCGCGTCCGCAGGTAGTACATCCCGGTCTTGAGGCCCTTGCGCCACCCGTACATGTGCATGCTCGACAGCTTGGCCATGGTCGGGTTCTCCATGAAGATGTTCAGCGACTGCGACTGACACACGTACGCGCCGCGGTCCGCGCTCATGTCCAGGATGGACTTTTGGGGAATCTCCCACGCCGTTCGGTAGCGCGCCTTGAGCTCGTCCGGGATGGCCAAGCCTTGGACGGACCCGCCGTCGCGCACAATCTCCGTCTTGAGGTCACGGCTCCACAAGCCGAGAGCTTGGAGGTCACGGACGAGGTGCTTGTTGATCACGACAAACTCGCCGGCGAGCGTGCGCCGCAGGTACAGGTTGGTCGTGTACGGCTCGAACGCCTCGTTGTTCCCGAGGATCTGCGCCGTGCTCGCGGTGGGCATGGGGCCGACCAAGAGCGAGTTGCGGAGGCCGTGGGTCGTGACATCCTCTCGGAGCTCCTTCCAATCCCACTGGCCCGTCGGGGTCACGCCCCACAAGTCACACTGGAGCCAACCCTCGGAAGCCGGCGACCCGGCGAACGTCTCGTACGGCCCACGCGCCTTGGCGAGCTCGCAGGACTCGGTGAGCGCCGCGTGGTACATGGTCTCGAAGATGGCCTTGTTGAGCTCGCGCGCAGCCGGCTCGTCGTACGTCAACCCGAGCATCATGAACACGTCCGCGAGACCCTGGACGCCGATCGCGATCGGGCGGTGGCGCATGTTCGACGTGCGCGCCGCCGCCACCGGGTAGAAGTTGGTGTCGATCACGCGGTTGAGGTTGCGGGTCACGACGCGAGCCACCTCGTGGAGCTTGGCGTGGTCGAACACACCATCGCGGACGTACGCCGGCAAGCTCAGGGATGCCAGGTTGCACACGGCCACCTCGTCCGGGTTGGTGAACTCCATGATTTCGGTACAGTTTCCGGTGAGAACCCCGTTGAAGATGCCCATGTGGCGCTTGGGCTCGTTGAAGCAATAGGTTGCATCGAAGCGGCCGTTGTCCTCGATGGAGATGACCTTGACATATTGGCGGACATCGCGAGTCACCGGCGTGAAATCGCTCAGGTCCAGGCGTCGCGTCACGAGACCCGCATTGATGAGTGTCTCAACACCAAGAGCCGATACCACGAGGCGCCAGCACGTCTGCGTGTTGAACATCTTCTTACCACCACGACCATCGGGAAGTTCAGTTTCACCCGCCTCGCGAAGCATCCCGATCGTAGATGTCGCTCCGAGCGTGTGCAACATGAGCTGCACCTCGCGGAGGAAATTCAGGTGGATCGATGCGACCGAGATGCTTTTCTGCGTTGGGTTTCCAGGGCACCCCTGAGTGTGACCGTCCGCATCACATAGTCCGGCGAACCAGTCGAGCCGGGTTTTCACCGTGCCCCGTAGCGGAACTTTGAATTTGAGCGCGAGATCGTACGGAAGCTGGATGTTCAGACGACCAGATGCATCTTCTTCACCAGACATCGTCCGAATATCCAAGTGCTCGACAAGCTTCTTCTTTTCACCGTAGAGTGACACGCTGGGTATCGTTTTGAATCCAGAATACGTCGAGTGGTAGGTGCCGTCGCCACAGAAAAACCCGTGAGTATACGGGTAGTTAAAATCTTCCGAGTCCTCAAACTCGAATGGCTTTGGAGGAGTCCACTTGATGAGACGATCACCAGGCGCCAGGTTTAGGGTGTCCTTGATTTCCGTCTTTGTATCATAGCCCACCTGAAGATGAAACTTGTGATATTTGGTGCAGTCGAGGAAAGTGCCGTCACTGAAGTTTACGCGAACAAGCCGACTGGCGCTACTCGTCTGTGTGACCGCGACCGTAGACCACTCTTCACCGTTCCAGACTTCGACCGGTTCTCCGGTAATAGTTGCAATTTTTTGATAACCATTCTTGGTGAGAATCTTGGTCTCCGGAGCGACACAGAGATTCGAGGACTTGATCGTCCCGAGGTTCTTCTGGTTCGACTTTGCATTCGCGGCATCCTTGTAGCACATGTAGGGCGTTCCGGTCTCAACCTGCGACTTGAGCACGGCGTCCCAGACGAGGCGCGCCTTGACCACCTTGCGGAATCGGCCTTGGGCCACATACTGGCGGTACAGCTCATCGAACTGCTCACCGTGAACCTCGCAGAGGCCGGGGCTGTCGCTCGGGCACATCAGGTGCCAATCCTCGTCCGCCTCAACCTTGCGCATGAAGAGGTCCGGGATCCAAAGCGCCGTGAACAGGTCGCGGCAGCGCGCCTCCTCGTCACCCTGGTTAAGCCGCAGCTCGAGAAAGTCCATGATGTCCGCGTGCCACGGCTCGAGGTACATGGCGATGGAGCCCTTTCGGCGTCCTCCCTGGTTTACGTAGCGGGCGGTCGCGTTGTACACGCGGAGCATCGGGATGATGCCGTCGGACTCACCGTTCGTGCCCGCGATTCGTGCACCCTTGGCTCGCACCTTGCTGGTCGCGAGGCCGATGCCACCGGCCCACTTGGAGATTTGGGCGCACCGCTTCATCGTGTCGTAGATGCCGTCGATCGAGTCCTCGGTCATGTCCAGCAGGAAGCAGCTCGACATCTGGGGGCGCTTCGAGCCCGCGTTGAACAGCGTCGGCGTCGCGTGGATGAAGTACTTGTGGGACATGAGGTCGTACGTCTCGCGGACGCGCGCGAGGTCCGTGCCGTGAATCGCAACCGCGACGCGCATGAACATGTACTGCGGCGTCTCGCCCAGGTTGAGGTAGCTCTTCTGGAGCGTCTTGATTCCGAAAAAGCCAAAGTCGTAGTCGCGCGCGTGGTCGATCATCCCGTCGTACTCGAGCCGAATGTACTTCATGAAATCGTCCGAGACGCGACCGGCCACGTGGTTCCGCACCATCGCCTCCGAGAAGCACCGCGGGGTCGTCTTGTGCATGTTGCTCACGATGATGCGCGTCGCGAGCGTCTCGTAATCGGGATTCTCGGACAGCATGTGTACGGCAACCTCGGCCGACAGGTCGTCAATCTCGCTCGTCCGGACGCCGTCGTACATGTTCGAGAAGACCTTCTGGGCAACCTTGTCGGCTTGGACGTCGAGCGCCGGTCCGTGCGCACCCGCGACGCACAACGCACTGATGCGCAGGGTCACCTTGTCGAAGAGCATGTCGGTCACAGTCCCATTGCGCTTGATGACCTTCATTTGAGTTCTAAGGGCGGCTTTTTTTTATCCGCCCATCACAGATGAGTACTCGCGCTCTGCCTTCGCCGTTGATTGACGCTTACTTTTCCGAGTTTAACCGCGAGTACCTGCACAGCGCCATCGTGCGCTCCATCTCGTCGCTCACGGGCTACAAGATAGACCGTCAGAATGACAGCGACCTCCAGGCGCTCATGAAGCGTGTCTACGCCAACATGTCGGTCGACCCGTACGCGGACGTGCGCGGCCAGGTGTCCGCCATGAACAGGAAGGTGGTTGAGGAGGCGACCGGCACGATCAAGACGGGCGTCCTCCAGCAACTGGTCTACATGCGTGACATCTCCTCGCGCCCGGTGCCCCTCGCCGTGCCCGTGAGCACGAGCACGTACGGAAATAAAATACCCGGCAATTTCAAATGAGGGACCTCGACGACATCCTGTTTGGGTTCCTGTCATTCTTTCTGGCGGATCGCGTCGTGCGGCTCTTTAGCGCGGCGGTCGTGGTGCCGTGGGCCGAGCGGCGCACCGGCGACAAGAACCACGTCGAGAGCTGGAAGCTCTTCGCGGAGCTGTCGCTCCTCATGAGCGCCCTTTTTCTCGTGTGGCGCTACCGGAAGGTCCTTCATTGCGTGTGCAGGACTTAAAAGGCTCCAGCCATTCACCCGTAAGTCATGAACCTCAACCACTACCGCGACGAGACCGCCACCATGTGCAAGGTGAAGGGATGGGACAAGGCGCCGGTGAGCATCGTGTGGATGCTGCTCAACGAGGAGATTGGTGAGCTCGCGTCGTCCATCCGCCAAAACCAGCGGTACTTTCGCAAGACGGGCCTCAAGAAGGATCGCGGCATCGACATGACGATGGAGATGGGTGACGTGTTCAGCTACCTGTTTCAGTTGGCCCACATGCTGCACATTGACCTCGACTCCATGTGGTCCCTGCACCAGGAAAAGGTTCAAACCAAGTTCTACAAAGAAAATGTGGCTGTATGGTAAATGGCCTCAGCCGCGCTCGTGGACGACCGCCTACAAATCGACGGCTTTGACGCGTACACGTGGACCAACACCTTCGGCATCCCGACGGGCGGCTTCCACCGCGATTTCATGGACCACGGCTTCACGTCCGGCATTTGCGAGGAGCCGTCCGAGGAGACCGAGCCTGTCGCACCGGATGTGCCCATGCTGTTCTTCGGCTCCGGCACGCACGCTTCGGCCGATGCTATATTCCCCGCGCGAAAGTACGAGTACGACGACGGTCGCGTCACCTACACGCGCCCGGGTCTGCCGGCTTCGCTGTCGCTGACGAGTGAGACGACGTGGCTGTTTGGATGTGTGCTCGCGGCACTTGCGTTTTTATTCATTCTATCTCGCATGCGCAAATAGTAGTAGCAGGCTCGTACTTGTCGTCGTCATCCGTCTCGAGCTCGCAAAGGCCCTTCGCCTTTGCCACCTCGACTTGTTCCCAAAAGGCGCGCATGATGGGCAGGTTGGTCGCGAACCACTCGCGGTCGCGCGGCACGTTCGTCACCACAAACTCCTCGGGCACGTCGCGGTACTGAATAAAGTCACACTCGGGGAGGTCTAGAATCTCCATGAGCACCTGGATTTGGGCAATGTAGTGCTTCGGCACCTTGTCCGTGATTTTGCGAGTCAACGGGCACTTGATTTCGATCAAGAGGCCATCCTCGGTGATGCCGTCGGGCGAGCCACCGAGCCACGTGTGCACGGGGTGCTGCACGAGCCCAATCTCGTGCGACTTGCGGTTGTAGCGAGCGTCGTAGAGGTCACGCGCGATGGGCTCCAAGATGGTGCCGCGGCGCGTCGCCTCGTTGCCGTCCCACTTCTTCTTGCCCACCTTTTTCACGAGCAAGTCGCGCGGCTTTTCATAGGGGTTCGCCCCGATGGCGGTCGCGGCATCGCTCGCGGTGAGCATGTTCTCGCGGAGCTCGAGCCATTCGGGGGAGCGCTGCTCAAAGTAGGTCGCTTCGAGCAGTCTTTTGACATTTGAATTTAGCATGCGGGGGTTCCTTACCTCTGAATCGAGCGTCCGTCTTAAGTACTATTTGGGCCGCGTTCTGCTCCGCTTGCTTCTTCGTGCTCGCAAACCCGCAGCCCGCGCTCTGGCCGTTGATCATCGCGGTGATGAAGAAGGTGCCGTTCGGGCTGTGCGTCGTCACCTGGTAGTCCGGGAGCGGAAACTTGAGCGCCTGGCACCACCGCATGAGCTGGTCCTTGTAGTTGTCGTCGCACAGGCTCGTGGTCACCTTGTCGTACGAGTCAAACACAAACTTCTTGGTGTGCACCACGCCGAGGTCCAGGTAGACTGCGCCGACCAGCGCCTCGAACACATCCTCGAGGATCTTCGGGTTTGTGTTCCAGCCGTTACGAATCCCCTTTTCATCCATCAGGATTCTCGGTCCTAGATTAAGCTTCTCGGCAATGTCGCAGAGCGTCGCGCCGCGCACCATCTTCGTGCGCGCCTTGGTGAGGAACCCCTCTTGGCGCACCTCGTACAGATCGAAGAGGTGCTTCGTCACGATAAACCCCAGCACGGAATCGCCCATAAATTCGAGCGTCTCATACGAGCCCGAGAGGCCTCTGTATCGCTTGAGAGCTGATTTATGCGTGAATGCTCGCTGGTACAAGTCAAGGTTCTTCACTTTGATGCCCACGAGCGCGTTGAGCGCGTCGCGGTCGAGGGGGGGTGGGTCAATCAACACGACTTCTGTGGGTCCGGGACACAAGTCGTTTTGAGTTGTCATCTGGCGCCTGGTATTGTATCGCACTACATTTTTAAGTCCTTACTTCTTCTCCACCTTGGGGCGCGCGGCAGCCACCTTCACGGGCGCAGCGGGCGCAGCGGCCGCCGCCTTGGGCACCTTGGGTGCTGCCGGCGCCTTCTCCTCCTTGATGTAGTGGGGGTTGATGTACTTTTGGATATTTAGAAAGGTGATCTTCATATCATCCGGAGGGGCGAGCAGCTTCTTCAGGGTTGCGTCGAGCGTAATCTCCTGACCCTTCTTCAGGCCCTTCTCCTCGACGTACTCGTTTACGCGACGAGTCACCTGGGAGCGCGAGATCTTCTCGCCGTCGGGCAGGGCTAGGAATGCGCGCAGCTCGGGTGTGATGTCGAGCGGCTTGTTGAACCCGTTGTTCTGAGCGCGAGCCTTCACCTTCTCACCGGTCGGGTCCTCGAGGTGGGCGCGGATCTTGCGAATATCCTTGTGGATCGCCTTGATCTCCTTTGCGATCGAGTCGAGGGTCGCCATTATGATTGTGTATAGCGGCAGCTCTTTAAGCCATTAGCGGCGGTAGTTTACCGGTGTTCCGTATCCGTACATGCCGGGTGCATTATGCATCCTCAACTTGGGCGCATTATACGTGTCCACTATGTGTGGACCTGGTGCGTGGACTGGCCGAAACTTGACAGTCGAGCCTTGGTAGGCTGCACTGCCCGCCAAGCCGAGCATCATCAGCTTCTTTACAAGACTGATACGCGAGGGTGCACGGGACACACGGCGCACGGGCGAGGGTGCCTTGCGCACGGGCGAGGGTGCACGGGGGCGAGGCGGGGACACACGGCGCACGGGCGAGGGTGCACGGGGGCGAGGCGGGGACACACGGCGCACGGGCGAGGGTGCACGGGGGCGAGGCGGGGACGCATTGCGCGGAGGCGTCATTGCACGGAGCGGCGGCCAGACTGCACGACGCAGAGGGGCGATTGCACTTGGGCGAGGCGGGGACGCACGGCGCGGGGACGGGGACCTACGGCGCGGGGACGGGGACCTACGGCGCACGGGTGAAGGTGCCCTGTGGGTGTTACCGCGCATCTTGGCATTATGGGCCAGCAGCTGAATCAACGCGTCCCGACGAGACAACATGTTCTAGGTTGACAAAAAAAATGGGGACCAGTTCCATGTTTTCAAAATAGTCATGACATGGGAGAACATATGTTATATATATGTTATATGTTTCCATTAGCCATGACATTCCTGCGCGCAGCCGAAAACGCACCCCGGACGAGTCCCTCCCGTTGGTGCCGGTACAATTGGCTCCGCCAAAATCCCGGACCCCGGACGAGTCCCTCCCGTTTGGGGGACCGTCCATGTTTTCAAAATAGTCATGACATGGGAGAACATATGTTATATATATGTTATATGTTTCCATTAGCCATGACATTTCTGCGCGCAGCCAAAAACGCACCCGACCCCTTCAGACCCCTT